AAATGCAGTAATGTATGTACCAGCAGATACACCACCACCACCTGTACCACCAATATATTGACCTAGTTGAATTGGTTCACCAGACAACATAGAGGTAACAGTTAAAGTTGTACCAGAAATGGAACCTGTAATTACGGCTTCAGTTTGGTTAAGACCAGTACCCATATAGGTCTGTGCTGGCCCTAAAAATAAATCATCGCTAAATTGAGGCATTTTTTTCTCCTTGTGGCTTGAACCACTCAGGTTTCAAAAAAGGGTCGGCTTTTACACCGACCCCTATCTTCTTACAGACCGGGCGTACCGTAAGCGCAACGTGGGTCAGTGAAGCCCACTGCGTAACGCTCTGTAGCCTTGTAACGCATTGTGTCAGTCTCGAAGTCACCTTCCATGGTCTTCTCCAGACGACGACGCATCAGAAGCTTGAAGCCTTCTGGAGCATCAGTCTGAACCCACCATGCTGTCGATGAAGTCAAACGTGACAATACTGCAGCGCCTTCGTCTAGCAAACCAATCGATTTGATTGGGTTGATGTCGTTGTTGGCGTTACCAGTACGCAACACGGATTTCAACAGAACTTCAGCTTGGAAAATGTTGCCCGGAGCCACGATCAATTGACGTGGAACCAAACGAATCTTCTTACCGTTGTTGTCAACAGCTTGACGAATCTGAATCAGCATCTGCTCAAGCGATGTCTGCGACAGAACGGCTGCTGTAGCCAACTGGTTGCTGAATGTACCGTTAACGATAGGGTGTGCTGTATTGATCAGCGACACACCATCACCACCGGGATATGAACTATTGAAGGCTGTGTTCAACACGTTTGCTGACAACAGTTCTTTGGTTTCAACCAAAGATTGTGCCAAATGACGTGCATACACTTGACCTAAACGGATATGGTCGCCGTCTTCAACGAGAACCTTGGTCAAAGCGAAGGCCAAGCCATACACTTTGTAGAGGTAACGCTGCAAGAACAGAACACCACCCTGTTGATACGTTACTGGCGTACCGTCAGGTAATTGTGGTGCCGCGCCAAAGCCGTACAGGACAGGCTCTTCGTGGTAGTTACGAGGAATACCATCTTCCTCACGGAAAACGCGTGACCATTCGTCAGCGCGTTGATCATAAACACCGTCGAAACATTCGTTGAGAATAGGCTCAACTATCGAACGGAAATCGGTACTGCGCATTGGGGCTGCCATGTTTTAGCTCCTTATGCTATTGCAGTAACAGAACCGAAGAACTGTGACTGAGCGTTAACGACACGAACAACTGTGTAGGAATCGCCCCACGCATTGTCCACATATGGTGCTAAATCAACGACACGCATTTGACCCTGAACACCGTTACCAGCAGCAGTTGCAGAGCCCAAAGTGGCTTGCGACAGACCAGTAGTAGTAGAACCAGAAGTCACGTTAGTGAAGTTGTATTCGTTACCGAGAGTAGTTTGAGCCATTGAACCGTCAGCTTGGATTTCATAAACGATGTTTTGATCGTTGTAGAAATAAGCTACGCAAGAACCGGTTGTGTAAGCGGTGCTTGCAGGCCAATAGTTAGAAATACGACGACGACCAGTTGTATCAGTCCACTCGACACCAGCGAAAGCGCCAGACCACGCAACTGCGGAGCCCGATGCTGGGTTGGTTGTCAAAGGAATGATTACGCCTGCAGAAGCCGAATACGCTACTGGCTGACCCTTCAAAATATTGTTGGTGTAGCCAGAAGTAATGCCGTTTGCCAACGCCTGAGCGCGGTCCAGACCTGAAGGGTGGAACGCAGGACGCAAGCCAAACGGAGCTGATGTGCTGGACATATCAATTCTCCTAAATTGTTAACCCGAAAATACGGGGGTTTTGCTTGGTTGATTATCAATATCGCCCATGCCTTCACCTTCAACTTGCACAAGTCGTCTGCCGTTACTGTCACGAGCGCCCTGAAGGTTTTCCATTTGGACACGAATCTTGTCTGCTTCCTCACGAGGTTTGTCGTGGTGAAAGCTCTTCATGACGTCTTGGAAAATCTCCATTGGTAATTTGAACAGCAACATCTCATTACACGAAATGTACCCAACATGTTCTCCATCCTTGACTCGGTAGTCTTCGTAACCGGGCAACTCTTCCGACTTAACGGGTACGTAGCCTAGGCGAATCCTACGATCAATGGTGTCGTAAGTGTTGGTTGTTGAAAGCCAGCATAGATGCCACCCGTCCATTTCGGGTAACTTAGGCAATGCTGATTGCGTCCACTCCTCGCTCCACATACGATTACGTTCCTGCGTAGAAATGAACTTTTCATCTGCTGCTTTGTGATTCGCCTCCCCGTTAGAACGGTCTTGACGTCCATTAGCACTCAGTGATTTTTTGAGACGTGATTCCATAATGTTTTCCCCTTAGATTAGTTGTTACGGTTTTGGCGATCATAAGCAATGAATTGCTTAATCATCTTTGCCTTACGCTCTGGATTGTCCCAAGCACCTGCTTCTTTCATAGCTCTCACCCTATCAGGTGATAGTACGAATTGAGAGCGGTTAGACCCTCCGTAAGCGGCAGATGCTTCTCGTCCTGAGCTACCCACAACATTCCTTGGTCGTCTGACATTTCGGGAATCTTCGTCATTGCTACTATTGTACCTATGAGGTAATTCTTTTTGCAAACGGCTATCTAATTCGTCCCAATAGTCGGGATCGGTTGGGTCCCAACCCTGAGCTGCCATTAGTTCGTCCATCTTCTTAGCCACCCGAGTATCAGAATCGTTACTGCCGGGGTTGTACCAAGAATTACGACGCATCCAAGCCTGTGCGTTCTGTTGAACTATAGGATTTGGCTCGTCATTCTGCTGAGTCTTTAATTCTTGGTCAGCTTGATGGCGCATGTTGGCAAGTTTACGGATTTCATCGTTAGCCTGATGCATTAAATCCTGCGCTTCCACCATACCTTGACCATCTTGGTTTTGGGTGGCTTCCGCAATCTTCATTTTTGCGTATTCAAGCTTCGTTTGCGCGTCTTCAATGTGCTTGTCGATGCGAATTAGGCCTTCTGTCTTCGTGCTGCGCTCTAATTGCTCTAGACGACGCTTAAACGCTTCATTTTCACGCTGTAATTGCGTCAATCGAGCGTCTTTTTCCTGATTTGTCTTGCGAATCAGCTCTTTTTTAGCCCGGCGACGGTTACGTTTAGCATCTCTTAGCTCTGCATCGTCGTCTGGATGGTCGTCATCAGCAGGATCACCCGCCGAACCACCATCTTTTGCCAGCTCAAACCCGTTTTGTTCATCATTTTCTTCGGGAACAAGCAATTTACTGTCTACTTCAACGACCGCAGAGCCATCATCTGACTCTATCGCATCTAGTTGTAGTTCTTTTTGGTCTGTATTAGCCATACAACCTCCTTATACGTAGGCTTTGAACGATAACGGATCATCTGTGATCGCAGCTATCAGCTCATGGTCATTGCAAGTCATGAATAAAACAGGGTCTTTACCGTCTTCGCCGGGTACTACTCGCTCCCAACGATCTCCACCCCACCTTGGAACACGCACAAAATCACCAATTTCAGCCCACGAGCCTTCAGCCCATGGTTGCATGGTGTCTCTGTTCTTAAACGCAAGTGGGCCAATAGCCACGACCTTACCGATCATGTTGTTCCACTTTTCGTTTTCCTTGGTTTCATCCACGATGATGATGCGGCCTGCCGTCTTCTTGATACGACGCAGTTGCACTATCACGCGACCGCCAAAAGGACGTTGTCCCGGCTTTACTTCAGGGAACGCCCAAGCCATTTCTACTGGATCGGACGTACCCTCTTGTCCCTCAATTACTGGGATTGGTTGTTGCTCACTCATACTTTTCCTCTCACACCATATTTCAGGTGCATTAACGTGCTTTTCAGCACATGGTTAGTCTTGGTGCTTCTCTTCTTCCAGCATATTGTCGATCATGTCCATTGCCGATTGCAGGCCTTGGTGCTCACCGACCATCCGCTGATATGACTCCCAGTTAATCGGAGTCCCTACGGATAGGGACATCTGAATTTCCGCTTGTCGTATTTTGATGCGATGAATCAACTGCTCAATCATTTTTGCTTCTTGAGGCTTGCCAAACCGCCAGAATGTTTACCTGTATTCTTTACAGGCGTAGACGATCCTTTGGCTTTCAATGATGTGCCATCAAGCTTTGCACCCATTGCTAGGCGTGCGTGATAGCGCACATCTTCACCCATTTGCTCTTTATCAGATGTTCCCATTTGGTACTCCTTGAGGTTGTGACTCCATTTCTGGTGCCGGTTGTTGTGCAGGCGCCTCTAAAGGCATCTGCGCTTGAGCATTAACGACATGTTGAATCGTTTGGTGCGTCAACTTTGCATTCTCAATCTCAACTTTTGTCTGATTATTGAGCTGCGTTTTTTGTAGATCAGCCTGCATCTTGGCCTGCGCTATATGCATGTCAGCCTGATCTTTTTGAGTCTTACGCTGTGTCTCAGCCATGCTAGTGTCTTTAACCACTTGTGCGTCAGGCGGCAATGGAGGAGGCGTGTTCTGTTTCTGTTTCGCCATATCGATAAGCTTCTGTATCGCCGGCATGAACTGACCAAACACTTCGTTCGTATCGATCATTACATGACCACCAATAGCTGCGTATAGCTTGTCTACTTCTGGCGTGTACTTAGGATCATCGTAATCCTCAATAGGTTTGCCCATTGCCTGCTCAACGTAGCCATTCGACCGGTTCAGATACCACAGCGTCATGTGCTGCTTCAAATGCTCAATCAAGTTGTTCAAATAATTAGGATCAGCAAATGGCGACTGACCCAAGAACGGGCTCATCGCAAACTGCAAATGATCTTGAATATGAGCAATATGATCTTGCTGGATATACGCATATGAAGGCTGACCAATCAACATCGCAGCATTTTCATCCGCAGAGGTGCGCTGTTCAGGTGACGGAGTATCTTTCAATACCTCATTAATGTTTGGCACTTTCATCTGTTTCAGAACGCGCTCAAGAACTTTGTTGATCTTGAATTCTTGTGGGTGCTTTTCAGCCAAAGACAACATAGCTTGATTCTGAGCCATGCGCTGAGTCTCAGAGAAAATATGCGGATCAGATACCGGCGTTACATCCGTGTTCCGAGCAAAGTCTTCACGAGTGATATCCAGATCAGTCACCATGTCCGACTTCTGCATATCGTCAAAGTGCCAACGATTCAATCGGCAGAGAATCTTCAGTACGCGCTTTTGCGACTCGTGCAAACGTGCATGGATTGATGAGTAGACTTGTGCGCCTTGCTCAATCAGAGCCTGCGTAGTGCCCACAGGAGCGTTCGCAGTGACATCGGCAATCTTCTCTTCAGCCGTGGTCAGCACCGACCTTGTGGCCTTATCTAAGAAGCCTAAGAGCTCAAACAACACTTGGCTAGGTGGATTGAACGGCATAGGCATAGCAATCTGCCTGATGTCCTGTACACCCGGTGCGCCTTCGATTTCAACGATCTGAGTGACATCAACCTGCTGGCTCTGACCACTAATCTTCGCGCCCTTCAACTTCAGCATAGTCGCTGCGTTGTTGATGTGAGCGGAGTCGAGTAGGGCACGTAAGCTACCTGTCAATGCAGCCGACAGGCCGCCGATCAACTGTGGCAGGCCGATAGCATATGCGCCGCGCCATGGAATGAACTTAAACTCGACGACCCAATCCAGCTTGGTCATGGTTTTGTCGGACTCTTCCCAGTTCCTGTACAAGCCGACGACCTCATTGTCTAGCTCGTCGATCATCAGGATGTAAGGTGCGCTCTTGCCCTTAGTCTTTTCGTCATCCTCAATCTCAAGCCACGTATAGATGTGATACACCTTACGCAGGCCGTCTTTGTTGTCTTCGTACTGCTTACCTTCGATCTTATTGTTGGCCTTTTGAACCTTATTCTCTTCCAAGGATTCAGTTGCCTTCATGTAGCTGATATCGCGGTACATGCCAGATTGCATGCGGCGCTCAAACTCATACGTCGTAATCTCATGCACTTCAGCCGCACGTTGCGCTGTATAGAAGTTGGTTGCCGCGAACGGCAGGATAACGCGATCAATCGGCAGGAATTCTACGCATGGTCGCTTCTTGTCCTCATCGAACCATAGCTTGAAGTATTGCGAGCCACCCATAGGCAACTGAGTCATCAATACTTCTTGCTCGTCACGGAACTCTTCGATCTGTTCGGTGATCTGCCAGTTCAGGAAGTTAACCTTGCGTTCTGCTACCGCAGACTTGGCATCATCCTGCTTACCAATAATCTTAGACTTAACAGGGCCGTCAGGTGGATACATCTCTTTGATTGCACGAGCAGCAAAGTCAACGCAGCCTTCTGCCATAGCAGGGTGGACTACCTTCGACGCGCCCATGAACGTAGCGCCACCGGGAGCATCGTTGCCCATGCCGGTACGCTTAATGCCCTCTTCATATTGTTTGTCGCGCAGCTCACGCGCTTGCTTGTCGCTCTCCAGCAAATCAAGGTAACGGAACGTCAGATCAGATAACACGCTCTCGCTAACACTGTCAGCCAAGTTGTCGTAGAACTCAGGATTAAACTCAGGGCCATCATCCATGTCAATGATTGCCGATCCATCTGGCTGCTCTTCAACGTCCATCTCTGCCATATCTACAATGGCAGAGCCGTCTTCTAGTTCATCAATGTTGATGTCATCCATCATTTAGCCTTGTGTTTACTTAGTTCTTTACGCATTGCAGACACACCTTTGGCAATGACCGTTTTAGTCTTCTTACGATTACGCAAAGCCTTTAAATCAAGCGGCTTATGCTTGCCGCGATTCTTTACTTTGTGCCACTCAGGCTTAACGTACTCACCCGGATCATTGTGAAGATGGTGGTTATGAAACTGATGATAAAAGTCTGACGTTTCTAATTTAATCTTGCTCATGTTCAAGCTCCATCATTGGTTTCAAGTTTCAAGTCTTTATTTTGAGGCTTGATACTGACTTCTTTGTTGGTGGCAATCGTGACTGTTCTTGGCTTGCCTTTAGGAGTAAGTCCATGACCAAGTTTTCTTTCATAAACAGGCTTACCTTTGGCATTAGTAGTCATTTTTTCTTTTGGATCATAGTGCACAAAAAATCCATGTGAATCAATGTGTGACTTATCTACTTCCCCAGTAGCCTTCTTGTTCTTCAATCCAATAATCACTCCATGCTCACCCTCTGGCTGCATGTCTAATGGTCTAAAGTCATGGCTGTCACCATTGATGACTTTGAACTTCTGGCCTGTCTCTTCATCATGTACGTGCTCAGGCAAGTGCGATTTATGAGTAAACGCCATCGCTACGTTGTCACCTTCCAACAAACGCTTACGCATCTGCTTCCAATTGGTGTTCGGATTATCAACGCCTTCTTGGCTAACGCCGGTACTCGAATACGTGTAGTGATGATTTGGTGCGACAGGGTTTGTATTGTTCTTGGTGTAATCGTAGAAGGTTACATCAGGATGGGCATTGATGATTGACTTATGAACTCGTGGATTAATGTCAGATAAAACATTTAAACGCACACCTAAATGGTTACCATTGGCACCAGCCATATCTTTAGCTGCTTGAATCTCATCATGGAGCTTAATAGCAAACGAGTGAGGGTCATGAAGGAAAGCCTGCGTCTTCAATAGACTGTTTAATCGTGGGCCTTTAAATTCGCTCAAGTCTTGACCGCCGCCAAGTTTAAAGTAATTGCCGGATGTTTTTCCTAGGCATTCCGCTTTGCATGATGCTGAGTTGGGGCAAGTATTAAAGCCGGCCTCTTCATATGCAGGCGCCAATGCCAAGCCAGTAGTCTCAACGCCACGATTATCAGGAAGTTTAATAGGCTCTTCATCTTTGCCGGTTTCAGTCTTCAGCAATTTGGCATTCTTACCTAGTAAATCCTTAACCTTGCCGTCACCAGTATGCCCAATGAATTTACCAACAGCTTTAGCCGCCTTAGCACTGTTGGCAATACGATCAGAGTGCGACAGGCTCAAATGGTGAGCTATCGATTCATCGAATGCTTTGGCTAAATTGTCTTTATTAATCTTCTTAGGATCATAAGGCGTGAACTCAGGCTCTTTCCTTGCCTTCTGTGTTGCAGGCTGGATGGCAAATGTCTTACGCTTTTCTGGCTGACCACCTTCAGCTAAACCTTGTGGTTGACCATTTACTGGTCCCATTGCCTGCATCTTCTGACCCTGCGGCGTCATCGATAATAAGTTACCCATCGGTGGGTTCGGACCCTGCGGAGCATTGCTCTCGTATCCACCCGGCTGCTCACCGTCAGCACCCTCTGGAGCTGAGTTAGGCTGACCATCCTGATTAGGCTGCGGATGAACATCTGCAGGCATAAACTGCTGACCTAACTGTCTGTTGTCCTGATCAATACCGCCCACTGGTAATCCTTCCTGATCAGATACACCACCAACAGGCATGAAGTCATTGCTTCTTGGGTTAGGGCTGATGTATGACTTAGGCGTCATATCAATAGCTTGCTCAACGCCAATGCTGTTCATGTAGTCAGGGTTTCTGCGCTGGTTTAATTGCACGCGCATCTGCGCTAACGTAGGTGTCTGCATGTTGTTTCCTTGTGTGATCCCACCGATTGCTTTACGGACTATGCCGCCTTTGGCGTGGTTTTGAATACCCGCTTGCCATTGTTTTCTGTAACCTTCTTTGCCGCCAAGCATATCCAATGAGCCGGGTTTAAACAGCTCTTGGAAATGAGCGGCATCTTCAAAATCTAAAAAGGGAGGAACTTTTTCACCTCTCCTTTGTAACTCAGCTAAAACTCCCGCCCCTAAAACATCTTTTGATGTTCTTAAATCAGTGTGATGTATGTCATTAATAATGTGCGAGAAGTTACCTGACTTAACAAAGTCCTGAACAAACGGGATGTACTCAGGGTTTGGCTTACGGTTGTTCTTGCCTTTAATTTCTAGAATTGATGCAGGAGCTTTTGCTCCAATTTTTTGTTCATAAATTTTGTTTACAAGATTACTCACTTCTTCTTGTTTTTTTAATCTTCCAACGGAATCCAAACTTCTCATAATTTGGTCTTCGTTTTCTGGAGTTATCCCCGCAAACCTTTTTGCCATGTTTGTAATTTGAAGCGGATCGCCACCATGTTCTCTAATAGTTAGCCAATTCCAACTTCCGGGCTGAACTTCAATAGTCACATGCGGCTCACCCTTAGCATCACGTAAGGTATATAGCTCTACGTCACCACGCAGCAATGGCTCACAGTGCCCAGCGCCACCAACGCAATGGCGCATGATGTCGCCTTCGTACTTGGTAGCAGCCCTTACAGCCTCTTCCGCTTCATCCTTAGGCAACCCCTCAGGCAACTTAATCTGTCTCCAGCTCACGCCTTTAGGATTAGATTCATCCAGTGGGTATTCTTTAAACGTGTGTGTTGCTGGGTTATTAGCAATCTCAAGATCGGTTTTAGTCTTCTGTCTGTTACGCCATGCACTAATCTTGCCCGACAACGCAGACACATCATCTACAGTCATCTTCTCTAGGTCTTTGGGCGCAATCTTTAAATGATTTGGAAGTACGGATGCGGGATTCATAGCTTCTTTAAGCTCGTCAATCATGTGACGGAACTCAAACGAAGTATCCGCATAAGCATCAACAGCGTAGACGTTTGAATTAGGGTCAACTTTAGCTAACCAAGGATTATTTTCGACTGCATCTGGTTGTCTTAACTCATGTTTAGCGTGGGCAACTCTCATCTCAGCGTCAACGCTTCTTTCCCATTTCTTAGACGCTGGGTGTGTGCCAAGTGGCTCACTTTGGACGCCAGCAATTTGCCTCTTACCTTGTAAACCTTTTTCAAAACCCTCAGTTCCTATTGGATGAGCAGCCCACCCCTCTTGTGGAGCGGTTCCATGAAACAACCCTTCGGATGCTATGTATTCTTCATCAGCAAACTTCTCTCTAGCCCTTTCTAAATCACCTTCAGACAGCGTTGTGTCTTTTCCTGCTGCTTTAGCCCGAGCAATGTCAGCTTCCATCTTGGCTAATCTAGCTTGGTTTGCTTCTTTTAGCTTCTCAGCCTCAGCAGCACGACGTTCAATACCTAGACGAATAGGGTCAATCTCTGTGCCCATCTCATTCTTGATGTATTTGTTAAGTTTCTTGTCAATAAAATTATTGACAGCTTGATCTATATTTACTCCTTCAATGTTAACTTCAGCCATTGGCATTCTTGCTGGAATAGCTTTTTTAAGCTTGTTAGTCGTATTCTCTGGCGTACCCGCTATCCAGTTGCCGCCTTTAGGCTTGATGATGTTCATCCGTGGATCAACGCCGTACTTGCTAGACAGCTCTACAGCCATCTCAGCCACCGTGGGCGCAATTGCTTTGCCTGCCTTAGCGCCATACTTCATAGCTGGGCCAACCAGCGGAGCAACCGCCATAGCCGATCCACCCACCTCGGGGCGCATGTTCATCAGCTTATGAAGTGGGCCACCCTCGGTGGTCAGTGGGGCATCGTAGGCTATGTTGCCCAGCATCTTGGATACATCGGGTACGCCTAGGGCATTCGATACCATCTCGCCGGGTGGGTTCTCGTAACCGAATGGCGCAGACATAAATTGATGTGCTGTTTGCAATCCCTTAGACGCTTTGTCTAGCCATGGATACTTAGGCTCAGGCGCCAGATCTGCATTGTCTGCAGGCACTCGCAGTGGGAACTGCTGGGAGCCGCCGATAGCCATATGGGAAAGGCCTCCACGGGACTTGGTCTGTTTGTCGCCAGTAATTGGATATAAAGGGTAGCTATCACTCATGACGTAATTATCCTATCCATTTGCAATCTGAACAACGCCCATCACCTTGGCATATTCCAAGGCTCTCGCAACTGCGCTTGGAGCTTACGCCACCTGATCCACTTACGCAGGATCTGGATAGTGTTTTGCTCCCATACTTCGGTGTTAGTGTGTACCGATATTTCAAAGGTGTTCCCTGTGATCGATAGTCTGACACCGTCAATGTGGAGTGTCCTGTCGAGGTTTTCTCCGTCTTTTCCGAATTCGACATCTGCGTTATCACCCATGTTGGTATCTGCCAGTAATTCAATTACTCGACCCTACGCAGAGTAGGGGTTCTCTCTACCACGGTTATTGTAAATCTCGGCGTCGCTTATGTCTTCCTGCTCAATCTCGTCCCGAGGTGGCGCATCGATGCTGATCCAGCCGGCGTCACGCAGGTAGCGAAGGCCTTGGCTGATGCAGTCAACGAACTCGTCGTGATCAGTGCCCTCGGGGAAGCTGCAGATCTGGCTGACCATGCCCTCTGCCCAATCCCTCACATATCCTTTGTTGACGCTGGACTCCGGCACCCACACGCGACCGGCTTTGATGATGTTGGCGACAATCGACAGGCGCTGGATCTTGTCAGCCCTGCCGGGGTTGTAAGCATGCACCGGGATATGGGCACGCTGCAGGTCTTGAATCAGGCTGATGCCGGCTGACTTGTCTTCCACCAGCACGAGGTCAACCAACTTGCGGTCGCGTCCCTCGCCGTACACCACCTCGTACTCTTCGATTACTTTGGGGCGCAGGTCAGGGTACTGCAGGTGATCCTGCCAGCAGTCCAGTATCAACACGCTCATGCCGCCGTCCATCGGCTTGTAGACGCCGAGAGTGATCGAGCCTGTCGGATCATTGTAGGTCTTGTCCGACGTCGCGCAGTCGTAGCTCTGGATGATGTACTCGAACTTGGGGAAGGCCTTGCCATTGGGCCAGAGACGGAACCAATCGCGCTTGACGATACCACCTGCCTCGGGGTCAATCAGCTCGGCGTGGATCTCTTGCTGGCCCAGCTTGGTGCCCTCGTATTGCAGGATCTGCTTCTGAAAGCTTTTGGCTAAGTTAGCCACGTTCACGTAGGTCGAAGCTTTGGTCACCACCACGTCGTCACCGTCGCGGCTAATTAGATCCATGATTAATGGCTTCGGCTTTGGGGTGGTGGATACGATGATGCGCGTGCGCTTACCTAAACGCACCGCGAACTGGATCATGTCCCAGCTATCTTGCAGGTAGTCCCACGCAGCCAGCTCGTCGCACCAGCCACCGTGCCATTGACCACCACGGAAGCGCTCGGGCTCACTAGCAGGGATGCCCTTAATAAATGAGCCATTGATTAGCTTCAGCTCGTGCAGGCTCTTGTTATAGTCAGCGATAAGCTCTTTGGGCACCACGTTAAGCAGGCCGCTATCGCCCTCAAAGCAGGTGCCGCGAATGTCGCCGCTTGTCGGAGCGGATACCAGCCAGCGGCTATTAGGCTCTTCCCACGCCCACGCCAGTAGCGTCTCAGCACTCGCTCGGGTCTTGCCGGCGCCACGGCCTGCAAGCATGAGCCAGATAGCCCACTCGGTGCCGGGCGGCTCGATCTGGTGCTTGTGGGCTTTCTTCAGCCAATTCATCTGCCAATTGACGACGGCCTGCTGTACAGGCGATAGCTTGGCGTACTCTTCTTTGAGGTACGGCTCGTCGTCCAGTATGGCAGCGGCTGCGCTCACTCTGCTTGTCGCGCCATCTTCATTGACTTCAGTAGCTCACCGAACACATTCAGGTTGTTCTCGAGCACCACGGGGTTCTCGTCATCCCCAGCATGCACAATGCGGTCGCCGTACTTTTTGGGGCGCAGCTTGGCGGCTGTCCATTTGCGTGCATCGATCCGGTTTTTCTGCCACTGGATATAAGAGCTGTCCAGCTTGATGGCTAGTTGGTTCCCGTCCTTATCGAATACAGGCGTGGTATCAGGCGTCTCGTCAGCAATAGCCACGATTTCGTCAGCCATCGATTCGGCCTGCTCTTCCCGCGCACGCACGTATTGGTCGAGGAAGGCAGGTCGCGCCGTCATCCAGTTATAGATCGTCTGCCTGTTGGGCATGGTTGGATCTTCTGTAATGCTACGCAGTGATTCGCCACCAGCTAGTCTGTGGCATACCTGATTGGCTATCTCTTGAGTGTAGTCTGATGGCCTGCCTATTGGCAGGTAGTCTGATGGGTCTTTCTTCTTTGTCACGATACTATCCTTTCACACGATATTTCAGTGCATGTGTGGCTAGTATAGCAATGAGTTTGATTGTGCTCAATCTTCGTCGGTTTCTGCGCTCAGGATCTTCTTCTCTGCCCATTTTTTGTAGATTTTGAGCTTCTTGTTCTCTTCCGTCAGATCCTCGATCTTGGACTTCTGGTGCTTCATTGTGCTACTAGCGCGCTCGATCCATTCCGATACTTCTTTCGGCATCCGATAAGTTGGCTCTTCTTGCGCTTTCGCGGCAATATCTCTCTTTCTGATCATTCTGTGCCCTTGTCATGTTAGGTAGCATTGCCATTACATAAAATACGCCCGTTAATAGGATAACTATCCCTATCTTGGCTGCGAGGGTTTCTACCGGCTTTTGGCTCGGCAGATCCCTCATCATTAGGTCGATCTCGCGCTTGTTCATTACATGCCGTCGATAACTTCTTCGACTGTAATTTGGTACACCTTACCGTATATGTCTTCTACACGGATGGTTTTCTTGGTGCTCAGGAACACGCCGTTCTTGTCCAGATCGTACTTGACCACGCCTACGCTGGACAGCATTTCGCGGTCGCGTGCGTCTTGGAACTTCAGATCGCGCTGGATTAAGTGCGCGATGTAATCGCAATATGCTGGAGTCATGCTGATTGCCGGCAATGATGCTGTTGTAAAGTCACTCATGATTAAACCTCCTCTGTTGTGTCAACGATTACTTTCGGGCGCTGGATAACTGTCTGCTTTACGCCGTCACGTACTGCGTGTTCCTTGATTGTGGCGATCACCATGGCGCTCTCGCCTTTGTTTGGGAATCCTTTAGCTGTGCCCTTGTAGATGATCGTGTTCTTGTTACCGTCCTCGCAGATGTACAGGCCGATGGTGCCGTAGGCCGTCTCTATGAGCACAACGTGCACGGTGGTGATCGTCATGACCAGCTTCTCGCCGACAGTGCCTACGTGGATCTTGTTGGCGTTCTGTGCGGCGTTCTGAGCTGCCCACTCAGCTTTGCGTGCTGCGTGTGCATCGATGCCCTTTAGGACTGCCTGCGACTGCTTAGGCGTCAACTTGCCGTAGGTATCAAATGCCTTAGCCATCGAGCCGATAAAGCCGTCTGCGTAGTTGTATTCGTCTGTGCGACCAGCGTTCAACGCGAACTCAATCTCGCCAGCACGCTCAGTCTCATTGCGCCATGTCTTGGTGGCGTTGTTGATAATGTTGCGCTTGACTGCGCGGTCGTAAGCCTGTGGGTGCTCGATAACTTTAGTCATTTTGATCTCCTTAAATAAACCTGCAACGCTGCAGTGAGTGAATTATAACTTAAAATTAGAATCTGCAATCATATTTATGCAGCTCGGCAAAAATATTTTGTATGTTCTTCATTGACGTTGTTAACTTGTCATCTTGCTCAGTTGCCAGTATGTGGATCTCAGACACGCGCTCCCGTGGCCTTGAATTACGTACCTGCTCCCAGTACAGCGTGTATTTCTCCATCTGGCTTGGTGGCACCCAGCCGTGTTTCTTCCATGTGTTTTGTACGTCAATCATTTTTATCTCCCGTTAAATGTCTTTCTTCCCAAAGTATCTCTTTAAGTTTGATGATGCGTTTCAATTTAGATTCATTACAAAAATCTAACCGCCGCAACTCAGCGGCAGCTCTGCTAAATGTTCGTAGGCCGTTATCGCCGCCAAGCGCTTCAAGTTCCTTAGCTATCTTAATTGCTTCATTTTCTTGGTTGCTCATTATTCGTCTCCAAAACAGTCTAAAAGCTCTTGTATCGCGTCTTCGGGGCTTGATCCATAACAATGGACATCATCACCGTCAGCGCCCTCAAAGTAGGCTATGTACTTGTCGCTGCTGTTGACCCAGTGCTCATTAAAAAACGCTTCTGCTTTTCTTTTCATGATTATCTCCGGTGGTGTGGATCCATAAACGATTTATGAATCCACAAATTTAATAACATTTAGAAGTTGTAATCGTAGAACTTCTTTGGCTTGTCGCTCAGTTGGAATCGGCGTCCGTGTGGGCACTTCCAGCCACGCTTGCCCAAGCGAATACGGATCACTGGGCGGGACTCGTCGCTGCTGATGTGCCACTTCTGATTCTGCTGATTTACGCAGTGGCCTGCAAAGCCGCCTGCCACGAATTCCATCTTTACTGAGTCATCGCGCTCTGCTTTCATCTCGCGGATCTCAATTGTCTTGTCGCTGACGACGCGAACTACTTCATATGGGTCAACGTCGCTGTAGCCGTAGTGATTTGCGTATTGCATAATTTTCTCCAAAGTAGTGGGGGACAAGCCCCCGTCAGGTTTATTTTTTAGGGGAAACACGAATGTCAGCACGACCTTCTTTGCGGAACTCTGCAAGCTTGTCTTCTGTGATGCCGTAAGCCACGCACAACGCTGTGTAGTCAACCGTGCCTGATACAGCAACCAGCTTGACTTCTACGCTGTGCAACTCGCCTGCGTGCTTGCCTTCGCCATACTTGTTAGCGATGTCAGCTTTCATTGCTTTGACTTGTTCTGCTAATGCTTTGGCTTGCTGGTCGAGCACGTAAAGTGCATCGATGTCTGATGTGAGTGTCTCGACTGTTGCGAGTGTCTGGATAAGTGCCTGAGTTGCTGTAGTCATTTGAGTCTCCTAGATAAACCTGCGCAAGTGCAGTGAGACGAACTATAACAAGAAATTAGATTCTTGTGTAAAGTATTTTCAAATAAAAGCAAAAATATTTTAGGGTCGAGTAATTAAATTACTCGCCAAGTTCTTTAATGTTTCATTTAATGCATCAATTTCGTCCATCTTGGCTATGCGCCAAGCGGCTTTCTCGCCATGCCAGCCCATGCGGGAGCCTTGGTGGCAGCTCTTGCATAAGGCCACCACTGCGTAACTACAGCTCTGTTTGATGTGATGGGCGTCCGATGGCCCGGGAGCCGCGCAGACGCTACAGGGTAGCTCTTTGATCCTGCCGATCCACTCGCGCTCCCCCTTAGTAAGCTTATTGTTCACAGCCCAAACTCAGTAGTGGGAAATTGAAAATATGGCGTACTAGCTGTATCAACCTTTTCGGTAGCCGCTCCAGCTCCGTTGTTAAATGCCGCAAACGAATGTGTTTTTAGCTGATCCAGCAGGCCGGCGCACATGTTGTAGTGCAAAGGCGCATTAACCAGCTCTTGGTGACGCTCCATGAGTCCCTGCACTACATCGATCTGCTGTTGGATCATCATCATTACCGCCAGCCGGTGATCCCTTGCCATTATTTCCTTGGCCCAAACTTTTTTCTCGTCTAATGGTTTCATTGTTTTCTCCTTACATTACTGCTTTGTCCATAACCCGATTGCTGGCCTCTGTGGAGCGCCATACATCGATCCTAGCCTGCGCTGCTACCAATCCCCACCGTAACGTCTCTTCTTGCTCTGTGGCGGCTTCTATGCCCTTCAGGATCTCTACGTAAGCCGGATCGGCGTATGCTTCGATCTCCGCTGCAGCCACCGTCTTGATACCGGCGGTCATTGCGGCTTTCATAAGCATAGCCTTCTGAGACTTTCTATACTCTTCAAGGTATACCCTGCGGGACTTGGCAAGGGCATACTTAGCGCCCTGCGTGTACAGGTAGTCCACCGCATCATTGATATCGTCTGTCATAACTAACCCTTCATAAAACTCATCAGCTCTGCGTTAAGCTTTGCCTGTGCCCACTTTTGAGGGCCAGACAGTTGCATCAGAGCCAATGAAAATTGCACAAAGTTGTGAAGCTTTTCTAGCTCCCTCTCGTCTACTTCACCCTTACGGATGCTTTCTATTACGTTCGCCACGCCTATGCGATTGCCATCAACTACCGCCTGCCAATCATAGTCAAACTTTTTCTTCGGCATTCTCTTCTTCCGTAGGCCATTGAGTTCTTATTACGGGTCTACCGCGCATGTCTTCTGAGCCTTTTATCATTGTTAGAAATTCCTCTAATCGAACTAGTGGCAGGTCTAACCCCTTTCCAGCAAATGCCTTGCCTGCGTCATACCCTGCAAGCCATGCTTTGGCCTCGGCTGGTGTGTATTCTTTATCCATCAGATCCTCCGTTGGCACATGAATGCCTGCACATCCACCCTGAATGCACCGGCGTATTTGCAGTCACCGATGATTCGGCTTTCAGTCTGTATTTGACCCCAACTTATGCCAATAAAAAAAGTCAGTAGAGCTATGAATGATTTAGCCCATACACCAGCTAACCATTTCATAACTTCCCGATAATTAATGTTCTCAATCATCATTTTCCGTACCTCGCAATTAGTGCAGCATCCGCATAAGCCTGACCTCTGGCTTTTGTATCAAGGTCACGCCACGTAGGCCACAGTTGAATCGCTCTGGCTCGGGATGCGTCTTTATCCGTGCCAATCAAGCCTGCGGCCTTTTTCCACTTCTGTGGAGTCACCATTGTATGTGGAAGACCAAGAGCGCCTAGGACTCCCATGACAGTGCCGCAGCTATGCCCAAAATTAAACATCGATGTAACGCCCTGACCGGGCATTGCGTGTACCTGCTCGATATATACGTGATCTGGATACTTAGCCATATCCATAAAGTCAGTAAGTTCTGCAGCATTTACACGCTTGGCTGATCCCACCTGATACGTAGGCATCATCATCCATTCGATCGGGACGTTGTCTTGCAATAGGACGATTGCGCCGGACGCACCGGGATCAATTCCAACTATCAGCATTATTGGCTCCCGAGTAGTGCATCGTTCGATCCCTGTTAGCCTCTTCAAGACTGTGCATCTCGTCTTGGAACCTAGCCCTAAGCTCTTTCAAGGCCTTTAATGCCAGCTCGTCCTTACCGTGGTACATGATGCTGATCAGGTCGGCATCCGTGGCTCGATACATGATTTCCTTCAATGTTTTGACTTCGCTTGGCAGGATGCCGGGCTTGGTGTGGACTGATAGCCAGTAAGCAAAATTGTCTGACTCAATCATGATTGCCCCCTTGCGCGTATAGTTTCTTGAATAGCTTCCAGTGATGCCGCGCAAATCTTATGAAAGCCTACTGGTGTTTCTGGATACCATTGCAATTGCCAGATTGAATCTTCCGCAATAGCCTTCTTCATTTCTTCTGGCGATATAAATTCTTCTTCAAAACCTCTGTTATAAATGTATTCTTCAGCAGACTCATAAAAGTCTCGATGTTCATTGTGCGTCAAATACAAACCGCATTTATGTTTTGGTAACCAATTCACCCCTGCCCCCTTGCGCGGATACGGTCACGCAGTTCAAAATATTGAGGTGGTATCAATTCAGCACACGCTTCGCGCTCTGCTGCTGCGACTATGTATGCAAAGCGTTCATAGTATGGATCAAACCAGTTTAAATCCCATGAATCAGGAACACCAGCCTCACGCGCCATGCGGATAACGTCATCCTTATTCATTTCTTACCCCTCAGATCAAAGAACTCGCATCTTTGTAATGTGAACCGCAAAGGCCGCTTCCGGTAAACAGAACACAACACCTTTGCCGGCTGATATTTTGTGCACTCAAAGCAGACTCTACGGTCATCGCCCTCAGCATCTCTGACTAGCATCGCTTCTGCTAAATCCTCGGCCTCTTGTTCGTCTAGGCCTTCTTTAATAAATATTTTTACCCTGCGTGCATAGGTTTCCAACTCTGGTGCTGACCATGCTCTTCCCATATATCCTCCATTAAGCCCACACGTTGTGGTAGGAAGAATATAACACGAAATTAGATAATCTCAATAACAGAATTTACTCTGTCAATATTCATGGTGCCAATACATTCAATATTCCAATCCTTTCCATTCGGGTCTTGCTGAGTCCATGATGGGACTTGTATCCATACTTCCTTGCATAGATATTCTTTTTTATCGTCGAATACGCGCCACTTGTGGTCTACGGTTCCACGCTCACCAGCTCGGGTGTTGTATCTGATTCTGAACTTCATATGATTTCTACCTCTGGCTCTGCAGCCTGCGGAGCTGGCGCCACCGATATGTTCATGTGAACGAACTTCATCGGCTTCTCGCTGTTTAGATTCCGGCTAAAGCTATGCGGTAGCCAGCTCGGCGTGAAAATAATTACGCCTTCTTTAGGACTAAACACGCCCAATGGGGATGCAGGAGTCATCTTGTCTTCATCAGCCTGCGGCAGATTAATTATTACCTTCGCAGCTCGTGGGTCGTACACCACCAGCTTGCAGGCCTTGTCAGGGACTTCCAAAAAATAGAACGCACTGATCTGCGCTCCAGCGCCATGGATATGCTGCTCCATGCTGCTCTGAAAGTTGTGTTCCTGCGTCCACATCTCCGTAAAGTAGGTCACCAGCCTGTCCATCGCGTAGCCCTGCGAGGCCAAGATATTCCATGCCGTCTGAGATACGTACTGCGCAAACTCCAACGCCTGCGGCTCGTTCGAGAAGTCATGCGTCATCACCGTCATTTTCTTCCCATGACAGTCTTTTGAAACCTCTAGGTATTTGTCCGACACAGCCCGAATGGGCTCAAGAAATTCTGTTTTCTCGACAGCGTAGATGGTGGTTGCGAAGTAATTGATTTCTTCCAGTTGATCCATGATGCCTCCGTGATTGATCGTAAGAGTCTAACACGGGATTAGGGTCTGGCTCGGGGATTTTGGGGGGACTTACCCCGCCTTATTTTATTTTCACCCAAAGACCCCCCTACCCCACGAGAGAGTAGAGAGGGAAGGTGCTTCACCCCACAAGAGTGGATCGTCATGCTACGGATTGATTACCGTATGCCCCTCGGCTTGACGATGCGACCAGCCGCACGGATTATTAAGGATCTGCCCCCGCTCACAAACTTCGTGGCTTACCGTGTACTCTTTTCTTCCGCGCCCTCGAGTGTGAAGTCTTTCTATCGTGCGGAGTACGGGTAGGCAGAAAGCAAAAAACCCTTATGGGAACGAGCTTTAGGCTTGGTTGCCGCATACGAGTCTGCACTGACAGATTTTCGCAGCTTTGACGAAGCCCGCTCCCATAAGGGTTCGGATGTCGTTTCAGTGAACTACGACGGGTTACCAAGCCGTCGATATGCGTATTCTACTGCAAACTACTATACAGGTGTCAATACACCCATAAGCTTCCTTACCACCGCAAACAGGCCATGTTTGTGATGCAGGTCATTAGCGTCAAATCCCTCTTCATCAGCCATCACCCAAGGGCATCCTGTGGCCTCTGCAGCCTTGGCGCCTGTGCCGCTTGCGTCGTTATCCGCAAAGATCATTACCTTGCCGGGTATCTGGCCTGCCACCGCCGTCAGGTTCCCAGCACTAAAGCAAACCACCACCGAGGCCTGCATACCGCAGCTTCTGAGCGCGTGATAAACGCTCAGGCCTGTTGCATACCCCTCGACCAGCCAAGTCTCACCAGCGTCCTTTACGCCCATCCTAAAGACCGCATTCTTAGCTCTCATGCCTGTCAGCATCTTCTTTACATACTTGCGCTCGTCGCTGTCCCAAATAATCTGCTGATAGCCCTGCAGCTTATTGGTCGCCACGTTACGCATTGGGATCAGTAGGACGTCATCCAACACAAACCCCTTCTCAGCGCCAAACCCCTTAGCCCTCAGATAAGGGTGCTCTTCAAGCTTGGCACTACGCAGGATCATGTCAGCCTTCAATGCTGTCTGCTCATACCTGTGCTGCTGCTCAGATTGCTGAGATTGGCGTTTAGCAGCCCACTGGCGCTTTTCCTCGTATGTCCAAGGCTTGGCATTAGGATCGCTGTACCAAACGACCCTAGCCTCGCCTGACCAGTTCATGACCCATCCCCGCTGACCATCCCAAAAGTAGGCGCCATTGTCTGAGCGTGGCTTCTCAGTAGTCCCGCACCGCTTGATCCGATCAGACGGACTCAGCTTGTTGTAGTCGATCTCCACGCCATGGCTGCGTGCAAAGTCTATAAATGTCATGCGCCTTCACCCCAGTAAAGTTCTAGCCAATCGTCGTATGCCGCCCAGCATAGCAGCCAGCCCCACATTAAATCTTCGTTCTTGGATACATCGCAGTAATATTGAGCCATACGTAAGCAAGTATTCTGCGATGGTGGTGGAGATTTATAAGCCATTTTTTTCCTTCAAAGCTTGCTCAATTCGTTTTGCATCAAGCAATAGTTGTTTGTGGTTGTAATCAGCATCGCCCACATAAGTACCAAATATTCCAAAGATTTCATCATCAGTTAAAGATTGCCACTCACGCTGTGATGGCTCGTGATAAACCCTAAGTATTTCATTCTCTTTTAATGGGTTTAACACCTCAACAAAGTCTCTCCCCCATTTAGCGGTAGCGTCTATAAATTCGTGTTGACCTAGTTCTTTATCCACTGTTTTTCTCCTTCGTAACGCATTCATAAATTTGGTATTGAACTGGATAAAAGAACTTTCCATTGTTTTGAATAACTGTAGTAGTTCCCATATAAACCTCAATACCACCTCGCTCTTCACAGCTTTGTCCACATCCAGCAAGCACCAAACAAAGCGCAAGCCATCTCATGTGTTCTTCTCCTTTAGCTTGGACTCAACAACTTGGTAAACCGAAATAAAAAAATTGTATGGCATGTAATCAAAACTTTTTTTGTAATTTTCGTTATATGCGTCACTAATATCGTCATTAGTAAGACTTATCCATTCACGATTTTGTCGTGCAGCCATATCCATCAATCGATTGACTTGTTCTTGCGTGTATCCAATCTGCGACTCTTCGTAGAGTGCCACCTGATTTTCATGTTTAGCTCTTGAAAAAATTTCGTCATATCCAATTAACCCCGCTAAGTCAGGACGATCAAACCATATCTTATCGACCCACGCCACAGGCTCAGGATTGACTTGAGGGTGCTCCGTCGATGTCAACGCCACACCATCCTGAGCCATGGCTACAGGGTCGCCAAACACCTCAACAAAACTTGCTGGTGGAAACTCAGGCACTGTTAATTTTTTAGGTTGCTTCTCGGCTTTCTTTTCTTTGTATGCTTTTTTGTATTCGTTGTAGTAATTGACTAGCTTGTGATAATCGACTTTCAACGCCTCCGACAATCTTTTTAAATTTTCTTTGGTAGGCGCACCCTCTGAAGCTTCCCATAAACTAATCGCACTTATGGATACACCCATTAATTTTGACAACATTGTTTGGGTGATTCCAAGCTTCTTACGATATTTTTTGATGTATGAGCCTAAGTTCATTTTTTTCTCCTTTTATTGACGTTGTGATGGGATACGGTTACGGATTGCTTCGCCTAACTTCTCTATATCAACGCAAGCATCAGCCAGCTTGGCGCACTCTTCACGCTCAATCATGATGGCCTGCTTAGTAGTCTCAATAGCTATTGTCATAATCTCAGCACGAGCCAACGCTAATGCCTCGTCAAACTCTTGCTGAGTAAACAAATCAACTGCGCCTGAGCCATTCAACAGTCGTTTAGCCAGTGGGCTTAATTCGTTAGTCATCAGATCACCTCATTTTCTAGTATGTAAAGTATTGCAAACAACAAAATACCCACCCACATCATTGCCCCTGTCACCAGCAGGAAAAACTTAAAGCCAGCAATAATTCCTTCAATCATTTTGATGTCCTTTTCTTAAACGCTATATTCATCTGCCGAATCTTATTGACCACGTTAGTCGTGATCTCTACGTTCGGTGCCTTACTAAATGCCCACTTAGTATCTTGACCTGTCATCTGCTTAAACAGGTGCCATGCCCTACCCGACTGACTCTCTGGCTTGCTGTGGTAACGCGCATACGTGCAGATCTGGTTCCATAGGTGCTCGGCGTTATCTGCAAGTTTTCTTTTATTTGCGCCCTCACCGATAAAGATCTCTTTCATGTGACCCGGCAATGCTTCGCTTACTTGTTTACTCACACGCTCATACCCGCAGGCCATGCAACGCTTGTGAAACGGCAGGTAGCCACAGCGTGGGCAACCCTTGGCGTCGAACTCTTCTTTGGTGCGGATTTTTTTATCCAGCTTGTCGCCGGCATCTAGCTCCGCTAGACCATTGAAGTAGATCTCATTGAAGTCTTCAAAGAATCGAATGATGTTTCCCGAGAAGTCCAGTAGGTGGCAATCCTTCTTGCCTGTCTCAGGCGACACACGCAGGCCACGACCCCACATCTGGATCGCGGTAGACAGTGACTTACGCAGTGGGCGTGCATCGCAGATACAGCCAACGTCAGGGACGTCAAAACCCTTTGCTAAAGCCTCCACCGAGATCAACACCTTCAGATGGCTATCAGGCTTGCGGTACTCATCCAACAACAGCTCACGCTCCTTGGCGGTTGTCTCTGAGGTAAAGACTGCAGCCATAACACCAGCCGCGATGAACTGACGAGCCAGCTCTTCGCAGTGCTTAATCGTAGAACCAAAAATGATGGTCTTGCGGTTGTCGCCGAACTTCTGCCAATCGTTGACTACATCACCGACAATCTTCAGCTCACGCTCTTCGGCTGCTTTCTCAGTCCACTCACCACCCTTAGTCTCTGCGCCTGTCATATCAGGCTTGGCGCACGAAAATATCCGCATGGGTACCAACACACCCGACTGAGTCAGATCATGCATCGTGGTGGCGTTTACGATGTTTGTGAACATCTTTCCAAGGCCGGTAGTGAACGGAGTAGCCGACAAACCAATTACTGTGGCATTCGTTTCCTTGGCAAACTCAGTCCACGCCTTGTAGGTCGTGTGTGCCTCATCGACTACCAGAACGTCCATCTGAGGCCAGAACTCACGCTTGGCGATAGTCTGGACACTAGCGATCTGGAATAGCTCTTCAGGACGCCGGCGCCAGTGCTTGGCTTGGATGATGCCGTGGGCATGCATGCCGTACCTGTCAGCGACTGCAGAGGTCTGATTGATTAAGGTTGTGCGATCACATAGGAAAACAGCACGCTTACCCTTCTGGACTGCCTCGTTGCAGATACGCAGGCCTAGGTAAGTCTTCCCAGCACCCGTAGGCGCCATGATCAATTGATTCTTATGTCCTTCCCTGAAACCCTTCCGTAAGGCCTCGTGAGCCTGTAATTGGAAGGGTCTTGGTTCGGGAAATTTGGTTCCATCATCGCACTCACTCGGTGCTAGGGCAGTTGTCATTATTTAGCTCTCAGTTTGTCCAATTGTTTTTGAAGATCTTTCACCATCTTGACTGCCTCATTTTTTTCATTCATAAGGCCATGCAATCTTGTTTCTAGCTGGGCATTACGTAGGTTTAGACGCTTGATTTCTTCGTGAGCCGTAGCTAACGCATCATCCGACTCTAAAAGCTTGTACATCGCTTCCTGATCAGCCTGAATGGCTAATTCAGTAGCTTTCATCTCTTCTTCGTCAGGCGCTACACCAGAATCACTTGGTGCAATTTTGCTATCAGGAGTAATTGAATTACTCGGCGTTTCCTTTTTGTTAGCTTTTTCTGCGTAATGCTTTTCGACGCTTTGCTTCTGTTTCTCTTTAGCTTCTGGATTACGGATAGCTGCAACAAATGGCTTAGACACATCGCAGTGCCTAGCAATCTCTGCATCTGTCAGCTTGTCAAAACCTTCAATCTGCAACGCCATCTTTACTTTGTTGCGCTTGTCCTCATTGGTTAATGGCTTACCGTGCTTACCATTGGCCTTTAGAGCTGCAATCTGTGCGTCACGCAAAGTTCCGGGGACAAAATGAACTTCAACTTCTTTAACGCCCAACAATTTGTATGCGTGATACCGATGAAAGCCATCAGTCAGCCAGTACGTAGCGCCATCAAATACGGCCTCCAATACCGGAAACCGAGCATCTTCCTTCATAGCTTCAAGGTAGGTATAGACCGTAGGCTGATCTATAACTACTCGGCATTGAGTCCCGCCATCAATGCGAATTTTATTTATGTCTAGGTGCAATTTCATTTGTTCTCCATCAATCAAAAATGTCGGGTCGCAGCTCTTTTGCAGACACTAAGCCTTGGGTTGCTTTCTCGATTCGTTTTGCCAGCTCAGGCGATGGTTTACGAGATTTCTTGATCAGTAACCCCAACCAAGTCTGAGTAATGCCTAAGTACTCAGCCATCTCTTTCTTTGAGCCATAAGGCTCGTCTTTAAAGTACTGTTTAAGATTCATAGTGCTCCTTTCTAGGGTGGGGTACTCGCTGCGTCTGTGATAGCTAAGCGGGGTGGACTTGCACCACTTCCTTTGTCCTCGCACAGCATCCGCTTTTCCCCATGAATAAAGTCTAACACACAATTAGATTCGTGCTATTATCTTTTTACGGCAATGTCGCCGGTGATGGTCGAGGCTGACCGTTTATAGGAGAGCAACATGAGTTTTATCGTTGAAGACACAGGTGGTAATTTTGAGCGTTGCCCAGCAGGTATGCACCTCGGGCGCTGCTATCGGATCGTAGACTTGGGCACCCAAAAGTCAGAGTACATGGGCCAAGTGAAATATCTGCACAAGATTATGCTGGGCTGGGAAATCCACGGCTCAGATGAAGCCGGCAAGCCCATCAAAATGAAGGACGGACGTCCCTTCGCAATCTTTAAGAACTACACCCTGAGCTGGTCAGAGAAGGCTAACCTGCGCTTAGATCTGCAGTCATGGCGTGGCAAAGCATTTACGCAGGAAGAGATGCGTAAGTTTGATCTGAAGAACGTCCTAGGCGCTTGGTGCATGCTAAACATCATTGAGCGTGCCGGTCAGAATGGCAAGACCTACGCCAATGTAGACAACATTTCTCCGGTTCCAGCAATGATCAAACAGAATGGTTTGCCAGCGGCGGTTAACCCGAATGAAATCTTTAACCTGCAAGAGCCTGACATGGCAATCTTTGCCAACTTCAGCGATCACTTAAAGGCCAAGATTCAATCTTCACCAGAGTGGGAACGTCTGAAAGACATGTCCCCAGCATTGGCTCAATCAGCAAAATCAATGGCTGATGATCAAGACGAAGATATTCCTTTCTGAGGTAACCCATGAAAATATTATTTTTGATTTCAGTTCTATTGGCGGGGTGCGCTACTAAGGATTATTCGTATGGTGGCGACCACATCCCGCCGGTGCAACTTGTCCTTGACCCAAAGGTTCAACAGATGGGCAGGCAAGAGGTGATCAACGCTACGCATAGTTGCGAAACAAACGGCCTTCGGGCTGTCCCAATTATGTCGAAGCGTCTGGTTAGCGGAATGATGTCGGACATCATCATCGATATCCAATGCATGCCCAAGATGCGTTTAGCTTACTGAGGAAAGTATGACAACAATAATAGCTAGAGCCGCAGAGAGCGTTCATTGGTACCGCTTAGAGGATGGTGGCCCACAGTACACCGTCAAAGCTAAAGACGGGTCTGATAGGCCTACCACCCTAGGCGATGCAAGAAAAATGAACCTAGTCCCCAGCGTGACCACGATATTAAAAATGTGGCCTAAGCCGGGGCTCGAGGCGTGGAAGAACGAACAGTTACTCTTAGCTGCTTTGACCCTTCCAAAGCGCCCAGACGAATCTGAGAAGGACTATATCGCTCGGATAGTGTACGACTCTAAAGAGACAGGTAAAAAGGCTGCAGAGAGCGGTACACATATCCATGAGTCGATTGAGAAGTGGTATCGGGGTGAAAAGAAAGTAGACCACCCTGATATCGCTCTAGCCTTTGAAGAAGCCGTATTCAATCATTTTGGGTGTGACCCGCATGAGCCATTCGACGCAGAACGATCATTCGCTAATTCATTCTTTGGCGGCAAGGTGGATCTGTGTTGCAGCTCTAGTTCTACAGCTCCAGATGGAATTGTCCTTGATACAAAGACTAAAGAATTTGATGAGGACGATAAGGTCGTAGGGTATGACGAGAACTGTATGCAGCTTGCAGCCTATCGTAGCGGCCTTGGCTTACCTAATGCGCGATGCGCGAATGTATTTGTCTCGCGTACTAAGCCGGGTTTAGTCAGGGTCGTTGAATGGACACAAGAAGAGCTAGAGAAGGGTTGGAAGATGTTTTCCCTGCTAGTCCAACTGTGGCGCATCAAAAATAATTTTGGAGAAGAAAATGCTAAACCGACAGGAAATAAATAAACTATTCCACGAGATGCAGCTCGAGGATAACTACAACTTTCTTGAAGACGATTTAGAAAAGTTAGCCATGGCATACATCAAAGCAGGCGCCAAGAAAGAACGAGAGCTCTGCATTGATATTGCTAAGGCTTACAACGGAATCGTAGCTCAGAAGATTATTGAGGTGCGAGGAAAGGAATGAGTATGCTTTGGTTCCTAGTTTGGGTAATCTGTATTTTATTGATGACCCTATAAAAAAACCCCTATCCGCTGAAGGTGACGGATAGGGGCTAAAAGGCCCCCCTGTGACAAGGGACGTGCGAGAAAATTTATCTAGCTCTTCTTTGCGGTGCTAAACGATCGAGAGCACTGTTTAATTCATCTTGGTGACCTTTACCAATTAATGCTCCACCCAACACTTGGGTTGGCAGCGTAGGGATCATCATAGACAAACCGCCTGCGGTATTTAACAGCTTATTCTTTTCTTCCTGCGTGTACTTCTCTGGATGCAGACCCTTTTGCCATACAGTTGGAGCGATATCTACAATATCTTTACCTGTAAAGTAACCACCAACAGCACCTAACCCTGTCTTTAAAGCGCCCTTAGCAAAGTTAACGCCCTTACCAAGCATCTCAGCTCTGCGTGCTGCTCTAGCTTGCGCCTCTGCAGCATCATGCGCGGCACGCTCCGCTCTGAGTTGTGCATCTTTTTCTGCCTGAGCATTAAAATTATTACGTCTATCTCGTGCTTGATTAGCTTCATTTTCAATTTCTCTTCCGGTTCTTTCTGTAACAATAAAGTCCCATGGCAAAGGATATTCTTTGCCAAATTTAACTATTTCTTCTGGCGCATTTGGATATCGTTTAAGATTTTGCTCTAATTCCCATTTCTCTCGTTGAGCACTCATGTTGTGACCTTGTCTACCCTGCTTCCCAGTTGGTTGATTTTCACCATGAGTGCTTTGCAAAACTTGAGTAACAATAGAAGGATGAGTACCAGCTACATCATGAGGTATTAGTGGCTCAGGCCCCATGCTAGGCTCAACACGCATACGAGGGCCAGTAGCGGTAGGTGCAGGCGTAGTGCCACCGTAGACTTCAGGTGAGCCAGATAACGCATTCTTGAATGCACGAGGAATAAGATTTTTATGCGCCGCATAAGCACCAACAGCAGCGCCAATTTGACCCCTAGTCTCTGATTCAGCTTCTTTCTCTTCTTTAGCTTTCTGTTGAGCAGCAGCCTCTGCTTTTTTATGCTCTTCTAAATCTTTAGCCGTTGGATTTGTCCAATGAGAAGTCGTGTCACCATGGTATTTTTTCAAATACTCATCGGCACTTTCTATTTTGTTTTCATCGCTCATGACTGTTTACCTTTGTGGCAATTTTGCGGAATTGTATGTTTCCAAAACCTTTTGATATTTCTTGTCCAACTCTTTTAAATACTTAGAGTTCAAAAAGATATCAGCGTAAGGTGTATCACTATGGTCTTGATTGTGATATCTCGGTCTTTCATAATTCACGCGCTCATAAATATCTTTGCTGTGATCAAAGTTTGCACGATCTTTTAGCAATAATTTATAAGCAGTGTCTGGCTGTTGATCAATATGAGCAGCGCCTTTCAACATGCCCAAGTATTCTTGTTGAGCACCCTTTAAAGGAATACCAGCGTTCTTCAAATTAGCGTTACCAATATTGATTAAATATGAGTACATCTCATCCGCAAATTCCTTTGCTTCTGGAGGCAAATTAGCTTGTTCAAATGCTTTAATAGGAAAACTAATATTGGCATTAAACGCGCCGGCATGAACAGCAAAACCCTCATTAAGGGCAGCTAAAAGCGGTGGGCTATTCTGAATCAATGCAAATATGTCTCTAGCCAACTTAGGATTTTTCTCCATCATGCCAATAGCTCGGTCAAACTGATCATGCAATTTGACGTAATGAGGGCCAGACATAACGTCAGCCCAGTTCTGCATTTTTGATACGTATGGAGCTTCAGCTTGTTTCACAGATTCGTTGTAAGCAGCTATTCTTGAATCAGCAACTTTTGGTGCTAATCCTTCGACGTTTGGCATTCTTACAGTAGGCTGATAGCGCTCTTCTTTAGCTTCAACTTTTTGTGTAGGTTGACGCTCCCAGTGATTAAGATCGTATTGACCACTCTTAGGATCTGTCGCCCACTTAGGTTGATACCATCCGTTATCCTGCAGAATACGTCTATGCTCTTCAGTTAAACGCTTTGTATCAATGTCAATAGCATCACCAGTAAGGTGCTTACTATTGGTGCCAACCGGATTTCCTTGTATTGTGAAATTAGGATTATTCGGGTCGCGCAAATCTTCTTGATCTTTAGGGGTGCGTACATTACTAATGATAGGAACACCCTGCTCGTGAAGTTTATAAGCATCTTCATTAACACGAGCGCCATTAGGCAAAACTCTAGGCTCTTCAGGTTTTGCACTTGTAGGTCTTTCTGACTTATTTTTCTCATCAGTAATATCAAGAGCCTCTTTAGGCACAGGATACATTTCTGCAGTGCCGGGCACGTTTTGTTTATTGCCGTAACGCTCATCAAAAAAGTTTTGCAGCTCATCAGATTCTTTAACAGCAGGCGCAACATTCTTAGGCTGCACATTACCTGTAGGCGGCTGTATAACATTACGCTGATCAACTTCTGTAGCGCCTTCTTCAGGCGCATGTATACGCGAAGCTTCACCTTCAAAACGAGATAAATACTCTTTGTCTTGTTGGTTCAAAGGCATACCGGCAGCTTGTTTCTGCTGGATTCTTTGTAAAGCTAATGTCTGATTTTTCTGAGTGTTTTCTAACTCTGCCTGCAATGCTTTAACAGTAGGATTGTCTGGCGATGTCGCAGCCATCTCTCTGATCAATGAAGCAGGTGGAGTTTGTCCCGGATGCTTTTTAGCCCAATCTCTGAGCATTTCATTGACCTTCTTACTCGCACCCAACATCATGTTCGATTGAGCTAGTTCAAGCCTCATCTGAGCTATAGGTAATTGACTAGCACGACGCTGTTCTTCAGTTTCACCTAAAGCTTCCATAGCACTACCCAAGGAAGCCGTAAAGCCACCTAGTTGTGGTTTGGCAAATCCAGCAGCCACCTTGAACCAGTTTGGCTTTTCATAACGCTTTCTTAGGGCATCAATCGCTTCTTGTTGAGCTTGATTGATTTCCAACATGCGCTCGTCATCCTGCCCATACAAGGGCAGTTTGCTCATATCAAGGCCAATTTTAGGCAAGCCGCCTTGGTTTTCTCCTGCCATTCTTATCTCCCTTTTGGCAAGCCGCCATAATTACGAAGCGAAGCGCAGCCAACTGCGCCAAAGTTTTTTTCGTCTACTGAACCCCCAGTTGCGTAACTACCGCCAATTCCATTGGAAGGCAAAGCGCCAAAAACACATTTAACTGCAGACCAAGTTTTTCCAAGGGCATTAGATATTTTGCAGAAGTTACAGTACAAGCCAAGAGCGCCTGCGCCTAACGCACTAACAGTAGACCAAGGTGACATACACAATGTGGTACTAGTGCCTGTAGGAACCTGATTCTTACCTACAATGCCTGCGTATCTGCAAAGCTTAGACAAGTCATAGCATTGTGCGTTCTGCTTAATGGTCTGGCATTCAGCACCAAGCTTGGCTAACAAATCAGAACATTGAATATTGGTACATGTAATTGTTTTGCCCAAATTTGCCAGATTAGCACCAGCTACATTTTTGGCACTGGCGCATGCAGCCGCTACGTTACCTGCTGTTGAACCAAGTTGGTTCAGTAAGTTTTGTCTTGCTGTTGCGGCCTGCATAGCAGTTCCATAACCAGTATTTTCCATGTTGGCGATCTGACTGTTCAGATCATTAATGGCATTTGCCTGCACCTGACCTAAGACCTGAGCACCACGCTGTGAGCCAAATTGACCAGAACCAACCGTAGCTCCAGTAGCCTGTGGAGCTAGATTTTGCTGAATGTTGCGCATGCCAATGTTTGACATACCTTGTACAGCATTCTGGATGTAGGGACTCATGTAACACTGAGCCAACTGAGCTGGGTTGCCGCCAAACGCTTCAGTTAGATACGGATTGGCTGCGTTAGATATGTTTGTGCCTGCAGCCGTGCCTAAGACATTTCCGCTTTGACCTAATATAGGGGCAGCAGCGTCAGCATTTGCGGCAGCATTTGTAAATGCTTGTTGCTGTAATGGCGTAGCACCTATGTACTGAGCATTACCAACATCTGCTTTACCCTGATTAGCAATTGTCGATAGCGCCGAGGTGTAATAATCCGGTGCGGTGGTTTCTTTATTCTGCGATGACTGTAGTAGGTTAGCCATTATTTACTCCGAGTCTTTATGTATTCGATTGGGTCTTTTGCCTTGGGTGGAATCTTATCCAGCGGAGCACCACGCTTATGAGCTCTCAGCTTAGTCCGTAATCCGTCAAGGATTTCTGCGCCACGCTTATTATCCCCGCCTCCAAGGGCTGTGACAAATGCTGCTGGGAAGACATACTCTCCATCAGCAATCTTAGCTGGGACAGGATTACTGCCACCCTCTTTCTTATGAGGGATCTTTTCACGGAATCCCTCCAATACCTCGCGCCCAGCCTTACTAGAACCGTCTCCAAGAGACGATACAGTCTCAGCGTCCATAACGTAGTCGCCATCATGCAACATCGCTGGAATGTCATCGGATTGGCCTGTGCCGGCGCCGCAGGCGTAGTAACCTGTCATGCCGGTAATAAACTCAGGCTTGTGTCCTTTTGGGGCTGCAGCAGCGTATTTGTGTGGCAAGCCACCAGAAGCTAACGGATTAACCTTTGTCTGCCTGAGCTGCTTTAATGGGTTGTATACCTTTTGTTTTGCAGAAAACAAAAACTCTGGCTTATCGCATATTTTGCTAAAAGTGCTTTGTGTGGCTTTCTCACAAGGCGTCATATCTTTAATTAACTGCGAAAAATCACCACCGCCGCCTGCTAGGCCACCGATTTTAAATGTACTCATTGTTGGTTGCTCCGTGGGTGCCGACACAATCGGTTCAGAATCTATTGGTGCAATTTCTTTTTCAGCTTCTTTGTTAACCGTCTTTAAACCGCCATACGGTCCAATAGGCTTCATCTTATTTAAAAACTCTGGCGTGCTATCTAGGAAAGTAGGAAGGTTTGATCCACCGCTTGATCCACCTGAACCGCCTGAACCACCAGAACCACCGGGAGTAGTTGGGGTACCACCTAATAAATCAGTTACAGCTTTTCCTGCCCCAAAAAGACTTTTAGCAGTTTTAATAGTATTTAAAATACTTGATGGGGTCGTTGAAGAACTAAGTGGAAATTCTTGATTTCCTATCTGAGCAGGACCTTCTGGCCCAATTTGATAGCCGGGCGCATTAGGATTATTAGGTAAACCTGTTTGCCAATCTATAGATGGACTTAATCCAGCAGCTATATCTGCAGTTAAACCAGTAGGTAAGCCAGAAAGGGTGTTAAGCGTTTCACCAGCCATAGTGCCAGTACCACTAGCAATAACACCGGGTAACCCACCTACTAATTCACCACCAACTCCTTCAGCAGCAGCAGTGCCAGCAGTGCTACCCAATAATCCACTAGCACCACCAATGATGCCGCCAATAGCAGGCGCCAACATAAGGAACGGCGCTAAATCTGCAAAAATACCGGGGTCATTGTTATAACTTACTGCATTAGAATATTGAACCGCTGGTTGACCTGTTGTCGGGTCATTTTGAGGAACAAGATTGCCATTACCATCAGCTTTAAACAAAATGGTTGCATGTGGATCAACTGAACCACGACCACCCGTTGAGCCAATAGCATTAGTTATTTGATATAAATTTTTTGATTTGTCATTAATCGCGTTGTACAAAGCATCTTTATTTAAAACATTTTGTGTATTTCCCATTCCAACTATTTGCTTTGAATAGTATGGAGTTGGATCAATCCCCGCAGCTTTTGCGGCATTTAAAAAATCAGCATCAGTAACGCTTGCGCCATTTGTTTTTTGGTACGTTGGGTTACCCATAACTCCTGCATTTATGGGTTTTGCAATACCATAAACTGCCGCGCCGTTTAATACTTGAACAGCATCAGATTTAGCATTCCAACCTGAACCATAAATAGCATCACGTATGTTTGAGTTATTAGCTGTTAATTCGTTTGTCCCATATTTTTTTAATTGATCATCAATTGCAGATTGTTTAACAATTGGCAACCCTGTGTTTGGGTCAAGATTTGAAAAGAATGATGCGTTAGCACCTTGCAATGCAAGTGACTTAGAAGCAGCTTGCGATAATGGCGAACTTTGTTGCGTTTGTTGCTGAGTTTGCTGTGGTTGTTGAGCAGGAGCAGGACGTAATGCAGATTCAGCCGAATTAAACTGATCGGTCAATCCTCTAAAGTCAATTCCTAAAGCATCACCAGCACCGCTACCGTCGTTATAAACCGTGTATGTTTTCCCATCAGAAAACTTAACATCCATAGGTGCGCCTTGATTCGATACACGAATCTTGGCAACAGCATTAATTAGATCTTGTTGAAGTTGTGCTTTAGTAGCCATTTTATGTATTTACCAGAACAGGAGTGATAGACATACTGCCTGCTACAGCTTTAGCCCAATCCTGCCAATTATCGAAAGGCCGGTGATCAGGCAATCCAGACTGTACAAAGTAACCGATACCATTTAAACCATCGACCCATTCGCGCCAATTTTCTTCAGGCACCGTACCCAACTGATTGCTTCCAAACAGTTCAAACATGAGAGCACAGTATTGATCCCATGTCATGCCCCTTGGGTCGTAAGCTATCATGGGTTGCCCGTTCCGCGAACGTCGCCTGTCTCTATGTTCAATACTATGCGACCCATGAAGTAGTCGCCATTGACCGTATTACTAATAAACTTGAGCCTCATCTCACGACGCTGCTCTTTCATGTCGATCTTGAGTGTATCTTTGGTAAACAAATAAGGATCTGAAGCTATATCCGTATCATCCGCATAGCCCTTACCTGTGACAATCAAACTCATGTGTTCATTCTGAATAAAGTCAGGCTCAACACGATCAACACGAGTCCAGAGATTATCCCCTGAGCCCTGAGCATTACCCACCAATCCAGCCGCTGCACCTAATACGTTTGTCTCAAATGACGAATTAATTGCATTCACGCTCGTCAATGATGTTTGATTAACGCCAGACTCATGAATCCATAAGGTATTTTGACCCGTAGAATTGGTGACATTATCAGCCCAAATTGGCTTGGTGAACACATCAGAGAAGTAACCGGCTGAACGATTAGCACCAGTGGCTAGTCCAGCGTCATACCAGCATTTCTCTCGTATGTTGTAAATAATGGCGTCATTGCATTCTGTCGCCGTGCCGCGAGGGTAGAACCACCAGATCTCGCCCCAACGTGGCACTTTACTAGCCCATACCTTTTGACGTTGAGCAAGGTTAATCCCGTCAAAGAACCAGTTCATGTTCTGTGTATTCGGAACCTCTTGAACCACGCCGTTATACATTAGGAAACGGTCAACGCCGATCCAGTAGAAAATACCGTCATACTCAATAACGCATGAGCTAGACATAATTGACGATTGAGAGCTAATTAGGTCATACCGCCAGTAAAGAGTTGCATTTCCTACGTTTTGTGGTGCATAGGTGACTCGTATAACGCTGTCAAGACTCCAGAACAGGCCTGATGGGCTTGTGGTACCGCCACGCAGTGGAAGGCCTTTAACAATCTTATTTGCCGCTACGTTGTTGGCGTTGGCGTCAGCAGATACCCAATCGTTGAAGTTGCCTGCCGAGCAGTTTTGAATTAATCCATTGTTTCCATACACGAACAGGTATGGGTACAGCATGACTACACCACCAGATATGCTGATGTTGTTGTCAAAGTTTAGTGTCTGAGATCCGCTGCCGGTGGCTGCATTGCTTAGTGTCGCCGTCCAAAGATTAGACGTTATGGTCGCCAGCGATGTGATTGTCCCAGTAAATCCAGAACCACCAGCAAGGCTTGGCAAGGTAAACGAATCTTCAAACAAATAGCCAGCACCAATTGCTGTAACTGTTACTGAGCTTACAGCTCCGCTTGCCACCACGACTGTAGCCAATCCACCTGAGCCTACACCGCTGCCACCAACGATTGCTACGTTAGTAAACGTGCCGTTGGTATAAGCCGATCCTACGGTATTGATTGCAACCGTACCAATCGTTCCGTATTGATTTAAATTAGAAGACACCACCGTTGTATTGGCTGGAACATACGTACCAGTTACCGATACGCCGGCGCCTATCGCTACATTTGTAGTCGCAAAGGTGACTAATTTAGATCCTGATGTCAGCGTTCCTGTCTGAGAAAATACGCCAACAGCCGTTAAATTAGTGCCTGTAAATTCACCAATCAGTGGCCTTGTATTTGTCTGCGAGTCAATCGATGAAAGATTGTCACCCGGATGAGCGATAAGATTGTTTTTACCAGTACCGTTTGCATCATATCCAATGTCCATCTGCCACAAAGCATTTGAACTACTCGAATAAGCTAGGTTGCCGGTAATGGCGCCTGTAAATGTTCCGTAGGTAGGCGTAACAGTTCCTGTGCCAGCAATCGTTCCGGTGGCTGTCGCCGTAATTACATTTCCTACCGAAGGTAAAGACGTTAAAGTATTGAAGTAAGCCTGCCACTGAGGTAACGTCGTTGTACCTGTTGTGGTAACAGTATAGACAACGCCTTTAGTGACAAACTGAGTTGCCGGCAATCCACCCATTGATGCAGCAGGTATTAAGAATGTGTCATTTGCTATGTAGTTTGCGCCGCCATAGCTAACAGTCAGGCTTGATACTTTATTCGATGAAACAACAACAGTCAGAGTCGCACCGGTGCCTATACCACTACCAGTGACAATCGGAACACCAGTATACGTACCGTTTGTATAGCCTAAGCCTGATGTAACAATGCTTACTGTTGTAAGTGGGCCAGTAATAGTTACCGGAGTTGGACCAGTACCAATCGCTTGGTTATTGTTGATAGTCCACTGTTGGATACCGTTACTAAAACCTGAGATAACCCAAGTCTGCCCGTTTTGGGAGTTTAAGATCACCCCGCGACTGATACCCGGCGCATTTAAAAACGCACCGTTGTAGCCGCCAACCTTCCTAGGCTTGCCGTACTGGAACCTGACCCATTCTCCATTCACGTAAGACGAGGATGCAAAGAGAGTTCCATCCCTTTGTATCCCCGGTCCTACCTGTAAAACGGCAACTTTTTTAGTAGCCATTAGAACGTCCCGCTGTTAATACCTACGGTCAATCGCAATCCTACGGAACTAATTGAACCGACTGATTGCCCTGAAATAGCAAAGTCAAGACTGCCAGAACCAGAAGAGTAATAACCTGTCGTGGTATCAGCAAATGTAAGTGAAGGAGCCGCAGCCGATCCGTTGGCTAACTGAAGCGAAGTAATCGCACTCAACGTACCTGAGCTTGCGTTATAGAGGTCTGTACCATCACTAATGACAATCAAAGCCTGATTAGCCGGCACCACAATCGTCGTACCTAGCGCAGCCGTTCCAGATGTATTTGATACACCAAAAGTCAGCGAGTAGCCGCCTGTAGTTAAATTGCGTAACGAGTAAATCTGAACTGTCTGTGGAAGCAGAACCAGCAAGTTTGCCGATAACGTGCCGGTGAACTCTTGGATCACGTTCTTTGCAAATGCTGCTGACATCTGATATGGCGATGTAAGTGCAGGCGAGTTTACGTTAACGATTAACTGTGTGTAGTTAAAGACATTTGTCTGAGCCAACGCATAGGTGTACCAATACGTACCATCAGTAGTAAATATGCTTGAATTGGCAATCTGGATCTGTACTGTTGACGAACCGCCGGGGGTCACACCACCGGGATCTGATGGATCAATTAAATTGCTGTATCCAGTACCAACTGCAGATACTGTCAAAATACCTGTGCCGTTATTCTTAACAGCGATAAACCAGCCAGAACCAACACTGTTAGGGTCTGGAAGCTTGACAGTTCCTACGCCACCACTCCATGAAAACAGGTTAGCTCTGTCAGTAGTTAAGAACGTATACGAAGTTGAAAGAGTACGAACAGGCGTATTTTCGTTCAGCGTATTGCTGATTGCTTTTAAACCGTTACCAGCCAATGCGCCTGCGGTTGCCGACGAAGTGCCAATACCCATGGCAATACTCGACCATGTTCCATTGGTGGTGCTGTTATTAGTTAAATAGATGTAATAGGTATTGGAGTTGGAACCCGAAGCCGATAACGGTATGTTGACAATTACATTGCCTGAATTATCGGTTACGTTAAATGCATATTGACCACCGCTACCTACGTTACGGATGATGATTGCTTGACCAACAGATACCTGAGTAGCCGGTGGCATCAACAAGTTTAAGCTTGCCGCAGTAGCCGTTACCTCAATGATGTTTGAAGCAATATTTGACGACGCTGTACCGTTAATAGGCCAGTTCAACGTCGTGCTTGTGCTAATCGTCAGGCTTTCATACGAAACCTGCGATGGGCTGATTGTTTGGCCTGTATAGGGATTTGTGTATGTAGTCATGTTGATTATCCGTTATCCGCAACAACAGCCTGACGATCGGGAATTCTCGACATATCTTCGTCTTTCAAAGACTTGATAGCTTCCATGTATTTCTGCTGAAAGATTTGCCGCTGATCATTTTTAAGGAAAGGCATAGCCTGCAACAGCGTGCCGTACAGCATCGCATTCGGAGCATTTTGCGTAAGCCAGTTTGTCTGATTACTTGAGCTTAACGGAGCAATACGCTCATAATAAAGAACCTCAAATGAGTATGCCTGATCCGGAGTAGGCGATATAAACCACCAATCCCAGCTCGTATCTGAGTAATACAGAGGTGGCCCAGTAGTAGCGCTATTCTGCGAGTAATTAATCAGGTACTCGTACTTGCGAAGCAAAAGAGGGTTCTTGTTGCCGCTGGCATCCGTATAGTTGATTGATACAGTCTTGCGCCACCGAGCTGGCTTAGGCAGGTTTGGACTGCCTGAATTCATGGTTGATTCGACAATCTGCAGTTGCCCCAAGGTTTTGATCTCTTGGGCAATCTCAAATTCAGCTAAGGTGATGAATGTAGGGATGGCATTGATCGTCGCCTGATCAGACCTTTCGAGATACTGAAGGACGTAATAGGTCAGACTGTCATAAGTCATTACCCACGATGGTATGTTTGTAGCCATTTTTTCCCCGTTAATTCGCCTATTTTCCCATCAGGTTGACAATCTCACAAGGTCACTTTAGCTAGATAAATATAAGGCTCGTTCGTCCTTACGACGGTTTTCTAGGCCCTTTAAAACCTTACCGCTAGCCTTGCAATACTTTAAAAACTCGTCGGCAGCACCTTGGTAATCACCGCGATTATGCTTTTGTCGCAAAGTGCTGCGCTGTAGAGTTCCAAGCCCGACGTTAAAAGAGAAGCTGACAAGAGCGTCCATCCAACCTTGGCGGTTACCAGCAGTAGGACAATATTTAAGAACTCCATTCTCAAAACGCTCAAGGTCTTTTGCAAGAATTGCATCTACTTCTTCCATCGTAAATGTTCTGTTCCAGCCTGCAGGACAAGGCATACAAAGCCTGTCGTCAATCTTCATACTGCATTGATTTGGGTCAATTACATGCCCCACACCAACTGTCCAAAGCTTGGCTGGGCACTGATATGGCTTTAACCGCACACCCTCATGATGAGCGATCATCTTTAAAGCTTTTTGGCTGATCATTTGCCAAATGCCCTGCCGCCAAAGTGGAAAGTAATAATTGCCGCAAACAATGCCTGCGTCTCGTCATCCCATAGCTGATTTGCCAACTCATTAAATTCAACGCCGCTGCTTATGCCTTTGTAGGCCAATGTAGCGTCTATAGCCACAAGCAGGAAAAAAAACCCATAAGTAATAACAGGGCGAACCGAAGCGCGTAGGTCTTTCATCCATGTAGATGTGCCTTCACCTAACGCCGCATCATGCGCGTATATTGCGTTCATCTCAGCTTGCTGTGCGCCTATTAAAGATTGGCGAGTATCTGCCTCAGTCTGTGTCTTGATCTCATCAAGCTTGATAGCTTCAATCTGCTGTTGAGCTGCGTAGCCTGCTGCGGCTAGTTGTAACTCACGTTCTGTCTGCATTTGAGCCAGCTTTAACTCATGAGACTTGTCAGACTTGTCTTGGAAAAAATCTAATAGTTTGGGCAAGCCGCCCATCAAAAATGATATGAATGTCGAAATTAGTGTCAGCATTATTCCCCCTGCAATTCCATCAATATTTTTGCGCGTAATTCACGCATCTTCTTTGTCTCTTCCATTGCCCTAACAGTAGCGTTGTTCATGTCCATGTAAGCTATTCCCATCACCGGCAAAACTAGGACTAACACAATACACAGTACCAGTACGGTAATGAGTAAGCTCCACGGAATGTTTGGCTCGTCCTTATTAGAATCATCACCCATAGGAACCACAATATTATGAACGCGACCGCGAGTATTGACGTCATCTGCTCCGCGATTTTTCTTTTTATACTTGCCCGTCGCCATTGAGCCACCTGTTGCTTATGTAGTTCTTGACGTTGTACTTCTGCCCGTTCTGCTTTTACCCTGTCACGCATTGCTTCAAATTCTGACCAGATAGCTCCGAGCTGTGGGGGTGCTGAGTACACGAGAGTTTCGCGTAATTCAGTCTCCAATCTCTGCATTTCTTTAACAGCCATGACCCTGTTAAATGCCTCTTGGTTTACAGACAGTTCAGGATCACGCGCTTTCTTGGTCTTTAACTCTTCT